CTACAGCTCTTCCTTTCATTTGTTCCCAGTCTCTATTTTTTCTAACTTTATCATTGACTTTTAATACTGCTTGTAGTAGTTCCATATCATCATACCCATTTACTATTGCTGATATATCTTTTGGTAAGCAATGTCCACCAAATCCATAATCTCCATCCGGTCCTGGTACTGCCCAATGTGATTTACCTAACCTCTCATCATAGGTTGCATACTCTACAACTTTATCATAATCAATACCTATCTTATCACACAACACCTTCATCTCATTAGCAAATGATACCTTAGTTCCTAAGAAACAGTTAATAAAATACTTTACAGTTTCTGCATATTTTGCATTTGTCTTGACAATAGTAGCGTGTGGAAATACTTTACTGTAAACTTGTCTTAACAAACTTGTTCCTCTACGAACACCACCTAATATAATTCTACTTTGATTCTTAAAATCTTCAATGAAGTTCATCTCTGTAAGAAACTCTGGATTGAATATAACATCAATTCCTCTATTTTTACTATGTAGTTTATCGGTTGTGCCTGGTGGTACTGTTGATTTAATAACCACTATTGGTTTTATATGATATGGGTATGATTCAGTTTCTAATACTATTTCATTAATTTCTGTTATTACTTCTTCCACAATATCAATATGGCAAGTTCCATCTATATTCATTGGTGTTGGTACACACACGAACATAACATCACACTCCATAACTAAATCAAATAGATTATCACAAGTACTTTTATCTTTATCATACTTATCATATGTCTCTAATTCATAATGCGGTTCGAACCCAACCTTAATTGCAGTTCCCACATAACCTTGTCCTATTATTCCTATTTTCATCTAACTCACCACATTGGTTAGTTGTATTAAAATAATTACCAATGCTAAAGCTAAACTTACCATAACTTTCATATTTGGTGCCTCTCCTAATATGAACCATGTCAATAAACCAAATATTAGTGTTCCCATACCAAATCCAATTAATCTTATATTCCAATAATATCCAAAATGTTCATATGATAATCTTGTAGAATAATAAAATAAATAACTTATTGGAAGTCCTACTAATAATATCCACCAATTTCCTTTTGCCCATTCCCACCTAAACTGTCCATTCATATGAAAAAATGCTATTATGTGTCCTATTACTGATAATGTTAGTGCTATTAGTAATTTACTCATAATTTACTTTCCACTTTAATTTCCTCTACTGGTGAAACATACTCTTCAGCATTTATTGGATATGGTTTTGATTCATATTTTAAATTTTTCATATACTTCTTATTTTCTTTTCTATTTCCTATGAAATAAATATAACGATGTTTATCTGGTTCTTTTCTTCTCCAAAATGAGTATCCTATAGCTGCTTTCAACTTCTCTACATTATGACTTCCCCAAGTAGCTGAAACCGTTCTACTATGTATCCACTCATATGGATTAGTTAATGATATCGAATAATTTGGCATTAAATTCAATCCTGCACCTTGATACATCCAATTGGTGGCTTTGTAAATACCACCCAAGTGTAATCTATCGGGATCTGCATAACTGATTAATACCTTAACATCTTCATCATACTTCTTTAACCATTTGAATGATTGTGCAATAGAATAAGATTCTATATTCTTTCCATAATCATCGTGAATGAATAATCTTGTCAATTCCAAAATATTCTTTGTTTTCAAGATATCTTCATCTTTCAAAATAGACCCCATTACCGATCTTCCTACAGGATAGCCATAAGTCATACAACCAACAAGTTTTTCTTGATTCATATCCTTAAAGAAAGGATGTGGATTTTCTGACTTATAGAATATACCTATGGCGTATCTACAAGAAGAAAACTTGTGCGAATAATGATTTTCTACAATCATCCTCTTCGCAGTTTTCTTATCTATTTCCCGCAGATAAACTTTTGATTTATCTACATATTGTTCCATTAGTCTACGGTTGTTTTTGCCACCAAAACATAAGTAGAATCGAAATCATCTACCTTGAAATTAACTTTTGCTAAACCTACACTTGAAACATATAAAGTTGCTGATTCACAATCTTTATTTGCAGTTAGAACTTCTTTAAAAGTATCTGCATCAAAGAAAACTGCATCATCAAGTGAAGACATTTTCTTAGCTTCTACAGGAATAGTTACCTTATTTGATTGTGTGCTTGAACTGTAACCGATTACAATTTTTGCTTCTACGCCATCCGATAGGATTGCGAAAGTAGAAACATCACTCAAAGCACCTTTGCCTGAAACAAAGGAACTAATAAAGTGTTTGTCTATCTTTAGTTCTAAATCAAAATCAGGAACATTCGTCAAATCTGGCTTCTTAGAAACCACATCAAGACGAGCCAATCCATAATTGACTTTAGTGTTATTACTCTTTTGACTAATGACTAATTGAGACACAATATCACCAACTTCTTTAGCAGTGATATCAAGTTCTCCATCCAAGACATTAAGTAACTTAATCAAGTCTTGAATCTCATAGAGACCCATTTCGTAATCACCAAAACCATTCTTAGATAGAACAATATCACCAACACAACTTTTTGCTGAATTGATGAATGAACAACTAAGAGTATCTTTTGTTGAGACTACAGGTGCAGATTGTGTCTGACCACCCAAGTAAAACCTGTTGACAAATCCCATCAACGTTTGTTTATCCATTATGTAACTCCTTCATTATATACATATATATAAGTATCATTTTATTTCTCCAAATTAAAAGAATTTATTAAAACCAAAATCATCATTTGGTTCTTCCCATTGTAATGCTTGATATAGCATCTTTACTTTTTTACTAAGTGCTTGTTTATAGATTTTATCCGTATCTATGTGTTGTTTTATATAATCCAATACTTGTGGTGGGTCTTCATGACCTTTATAACATATAGTATCAAACTTCAATGGGTTATCTTTTAAATAAGTCCACTTAATTTTTTCTCCATTACCAACTGAAGGATATTTTTTATTTAATTTGTTGATAACTAAAAAGTTATTATAGTTTATTGCTGACTTAACATGAACAGGAGTTCCTTTTTTTGGAGTTATGAAACCATCTGTAATTTGAACAAACTTTTTCACATTTTTAACTGAAGTTGGCATTGCTATCGTGTCATATCTTTTTAACTTCATAGATTTTTTAAAATTTAAAATAAACTCATCAATTTTTATTTTAGGAACATCTGCTAATATATCTTCCAATACTTTAGTTAAACATTCTTTAAAAGCCGCTGGAAAACTTGAACGAACAATATCTAAACCCTTAACATGAAGTTTATTCACCCTAACACCATTATCATTGATAACCTTCATACCATATCGTTTCTTTGTAACAAATAACCCACTCTTAGCAATCAATTCCTGCTTAATCTCAAATCTATGTTCATTTATATTACAAAACTTTTTAGCAAATAAATCATATGAACTATTCAAATAATTCTGAACATCAGATGCAATTTCTAAAATTTTATTTGTCATTAAAGTTTCATCTTTAATATCTATGTGTGGGTATTTCTTCTTAATAATAGGAATAGCAGAATAAAATACTGAATCTGTATCAATATAAATACAACGATCTTCTTTATCTCCTACTACTGAATTATAATAATGATTAACCATACTTCTGGTATATTTAATTAATTCTACACCTGTTGTCGTCGTTGCCTCAGCATTATCTATATCATAAAAACGAAATACTGGTAATCCTAATACTCCATATAATGAATTTAAAACAACCTTTTGAATATATTGTCGTCTATCAAAATATGCATATTTCTCTTTATCACCACTATCTGCAAATTTCTTTGCTAACTTTCTAAACTGAACTCTGTCATCGAACCATTTTTCTAATAATGTCGGTATGAGACCTCTTCTATCTTGTGTATATAACACACCATTAGAAGATACAGATACATTATTATCTTTCAAAAAATTCTTGAACTCAGCTGTAGTTAGTTTAGCACTCTCTTTACCATTCTTATCTTTGATACTGTATGTCTTATCCACACCTTTAAGAAATGGTTCTGCTTCCCAACTATCCAACTTACCCAACTTGGTTTCAGGAGATATATTCAAACTCATAATAATAGATGGATACATACTTGTAATATCCAAATCATACACCCATTCATGTTTACCTTTTTTTGGATCCTGAACATATGCGCCTGCAAACTTATCTTTTCCATCCATCAATTGTTTATTTGCTTTTATTTTATTTGGTGCTACAATACCAACCTTTTTAAGATAAACAAGAATAGCACCCTCAAGAAATCGTGATGAATAATATACATCTTCATATGGAACATGACCCAAATGACAAATAGCTCTAGCAATACCAATAAAATCTAACTTTGCATCAAGTTTTTCAAGAATAACAACGTCATTTATATTATATTTTACAAACTTATTTCTATCACCATCATATAAATCATTAAGTGTGCCTTCATAAGATACTTTATTTATACCAACCTCTAACTTACCAATATCATCTAACCGATATGACGACCTTTCACCAAATGTAAGTTTCTTATATAATTCAAGATAATCAAGTGAAGCTACACCTGCAATCTTATATGTTCCTTTATATTTTTGAAATTCTACGATTCCTATTGGTGAAAGACAATTAGCAGCTGCTTTACCTAATAATCTAACTGAACGATTATAAAGATATGGAATATCAAACCTATCACTATTCCAACCACTTATAATTGTTGGTGATATTTCAAGATATTTTTGATAAAATGCAGTTAGTAAATCTCTTTCATCTTTAAACTTAATAACAGTTGTTTCACCAAATTGATTTGGATTGACTTTATTCTCTTTGTCAAGAACATAACAATAATATTGTTTAGTCAATTCATCATATAAAGCAATAGAAGTAATTGTATTTTCAGCTTTATTTACATCAGGAAATCCTTGTGTAACCTCTACTTCAATATCAAAGAACATAACTTTATGACCCTCTGATACCTCATCTGAATCTGTATAATTATCAACCAAAAACCTAATTTCTGGCAACACATCAGATTCAAAGGGCGTATCTGTTTCACCTATTCTACTGATAGGTAATTTCCTTACTTTATCACCATATAAAGATGTATATGTTCCTTTAAAATCCTTTACATATGCATATTGACTGAAAGGGTGTACTGAATATCCCTTTTGATCATCCCAAATATGTATTCTTCTTCTATTATATTGATAAAATATATTTTGATATATAGCTATACCTCTTTAATTTCATGTATGAATATACGAATAAAAACCAGTTCAAGTCAAGCTTTTTTTATAGTTTCTCCTGGTATTTCACAGGTATCGTTATTACAAAATTTGTCTATCTCTGCTTCTTCATTTTTGATTACACCGAAAGTAAGTTTTCCAAGTCTTTCTGCTTCAAAATGGTATGTTTTTTCATCTATTGCTTCATAGGGCATTTGTTTGTAAGCACCCCCGTTTGCTCTAGGCAATAAGGATATACCTTTTAAATGATATTGATAATAATTCAATACTTGGGGAATTTGTTCTCCCTCAGTTTTCGGGTCGAATGTAACTGTACAACTTACTTGATTATCTGCCCAATGTCGTTGCATAAATGCTGCTAAACTGAATTGTTCCCAAATTGACAATTCTTTAGCTGTCCTAATCCCCTCACCGACATCAACAGGAATTTCTACTACCATCGTAGTATCCTCGGAACCAAATGCAGGTTCTATTGTATAATTTGCCTTTTTTAATGGTTTTATTAACTCTGAATATTTTGATAATCTTACTCTCCTAATATAAAAACGACTCTCAGGATAATGAAGCCCTGGAGTAGCTCCTGCTAATAATGAAACTGTACCACTTGGTTTTACTGAAGTCGTTTTTATCGACTTCGGTATGGCGAACCAATCAGAATAAATACAATCCCAATCTTGAATTACATTATATCCTTTTTCTAACCATTGTTGAAATTCGTGTAAACCACGATTAGTAATAAATTGTGCAATACCACTAACACTACAACCAATTCTTCTGTTTCTTAACATAACTCTGTTAGTATCACTCCAATGAGTTTTACCAAGTGTTACCGTTTTGGCATACAGATACGCATACTTTAATGTACGAGCATAATCCTCATATGAATCGTGATTATCTGGAAATGTCTCTACTAAACAACATAACTCATATGATTCAAGTGATTGTTCAAGACAAGGATTACCACCAGCCACTCTATGGTCTTTATCATCACCACCATTTTTCATACGAGAAAAGTGTCTCATATTTTCTAACCACGCAAAACCAGGTTCTCCATTACCATTTATTCTTTTACATACCTCATTATAATCCATACCGAGTTCTGCAAAAATACTGTTGTTTGAAGTCCAACCATATTGATCTCTATGTGGATTTACTTTATAATTCTTTAAGTCTAAATATTCATCATCATATGGATCACCAAACACAATCTCTGCTGTTCGTCTTACGTTACCAGCAACTACACATTTTCCTATAAGATTCATAACATCTACAATAGTAGTAATTGTAATAGGTTCACCTACATTTCTATCTAATACTTTTCTAATTTCTTCGTGTATTTCTTTTAATGGTTCATGACCACTTGAAACTCCACCAAAACCTTTTATTGGTTCTCCTGCATCTCTAATCTTGCTATAGTCAAATATTACTGAAGATGTGCCGTGAAAGTAACTTTCTAAAAGTAATCTTAATGATTCTACCCAACCCTCTCGTGTATCTGGAATGACAAATGTTTCTTCTTGTCTATTTTTATTTATACCTTTAATAACAATCTCACCAGCACCTTTTACATCAAAACCTACACCAACACCTAACATACTTGCATCCATAAGGAAACAAAATGGTTTTGAGTAATCTTCTTTTAATGTTTTAGTAGATACGAATGCACAATTGTTTAGTGCCGCATATAGATTCTTTTCTTCGGTGATTGGTGTTCCCATTGCCCATAACCCACGACCAGGTGGTAGGAATTTCATATTGAAAATTCTCTCATACATTTCTTGGGCTGATTTTTGAGCTTGCCATGCATTCCAACCCAATTGATATGAATCAATGTGGGATTTTTGCATTGAGTAAGTTCCTTCTACAACTCTTTGAACCGTTTCCCACCACCTCTCGTTCTTACCATCTTCTTTGATACGAGAATAGGTTCTCATATAAACCAGTTCACCTAAACCGTTAAAACCGAATGGTGGTTTTTTTTTCTTATATTTATTTATAAAATTTTCTGATAACTTAAATTTTTCCACTATTTCTGGCTCCAATGTTTTCTTTTATTAACCCTTCCCAAAATATAACTATAATATATATCACATTAAAAACAAACTATTTAAAATTTTTATGATTTTTAAATAATTTTTTCTTATTAGTTTTATTCAAACCCTTCTACTTCACTTTTTTTCATATCTTTATACTTGCTTGCTAATAATTGTCTCTTAAATTCTTCACTATTATCCATTTTACCTTGTTGTTCTTTACCTGGTTGACTACTACTAGCATAGATATCTATCTTACCAAGATTGGTATTCATACTCATTGGATATGTTATACCATCAATACCAAATCTGTTTTTAATGATATGGCATCTTGCAGTATGACTTAACTTGTCTTGTGCTTTTCTACTTATACTCAACACAAAATCAGCTATCATAATCTTACTATATGCTTCTGCAATCTTTGTTGCTTCTATCACTTCTTCTTCAAGTGCTGAACGATTAGCTTGTGATGCAGTCCATATAGGAACTTTAAACTCACCAGCTAATCCTCTTAAATCTTCATAAACAGCACCTAACTGATGCCTTACCTCTCTCATACCACTACTATCTCTCAAAATATCTGCATAATCAACAATAACCAAATCAGGTTTTATATTTTTCAACTCTAATTGTTTTAAATGTGCTGAAAGTGTATTAACCGTTGCCGCTTTTGTTGGATAATATTTAATAATCATCTTACCCTCAAGAGAATCAATTATTTTTTTAACTTCTTCTTTTTGAAACTTAATATTTTGTGTAGTTATACCACTAAAAACAGTATCATATCTCAAACCAACATATGTTTCATTCAACTCTAATGTATAATGAATTACAGTAAATCCTTTTTTAAGTGCACCTGCAGCAATTGTCTGAAGTAACCAAGTCTTACCAACACCTGATGGTGCAACTATTACACCCAATTCACCCTCACCGAGACCACCATCCATAATATCATTTATAATATCCCACGGCGTTTTTATTGTAATCCTTGTAGATTTAGTCAATCTCTCTTCAATACCTACATTATAATCATGACCAATATCAACAGGAATTCCTGCTTTCATAGCTGAATCTATGACTGCTTTAATACCATCATAATTTTGACTTTCAAGAAGATTAGCAGATTCTAATATAGCAAATTTGAGAACTTGATTTTTACAAAATTCTAATGTTTTTTCTTGAACAAACTTTAAATCAGTTGCTTCTCTATATCTCCAAGATTCTTTTAATGCCTCAACAATAGTTAATTTTAATATATCATTTTCAACTTCATCTACTGCTATCTTTAAAGCTTCTAATGTTGGTGTAGTTTTATATTTTACATAGTATTTATATATTTCTTTAACTATCCAACTATTTGCATCAGACTCAAAGTATTCTGGCTGAAGAACTTCCATAACAGTTTGTAAAAACATAGTATCTATTAAACAAGATGTGATAATCTTTGATTGAAACCCTGTTCCAAACTGAGTTAAAGAATTATTCTCCATATAACTCCTTTGTCAACCTTGACCTACCCAAATTTAATTTCCGTTGTCTATATTTTTCTTTCATTTTCTTCAGAATGGTTTCTTTATTTCTATAATAGTAATTCATCTGCCATTTTTTCTGAGCTTCTTTCTTTTCTTTAACAGTAAAATACATTTTTTTTCTACCCATGAGTTTGCTCCGCATATTTATCCATAGTGGTAAAGTTCTGAGCTAACCAACTACTTACATTCGGTAAATTCTGAAATAATCTATCTTCCATGAACATGGTTTCGAATTTGTATTTTATTAATCTTCTTATAGGACCTCTAACTACATCAATTAATTTTGTTTTAGTTGAAGCACTTATATTTACATCTTCTAACTGCATCAACTTATAATTACGTTCTAATAACTCTTTATTCTGTAGTACTTTAACAAAGAAGTTTCCGTTTTCGTCTTTGTGTTTGTGTGCGTATTTATATATCTCTTGTAAACTATAACTATTATTTTCTTCTCCCAAAGTTGGTATGTTTTTTACCAAAGTTTTAGTTGCTATTCCTTTTACACCATTTATATTATCAGATTTATCTCCTTCAAATATTTTAGCCATAATAAAATTGTCTGAAGTTACACGGTATTCTTCTAAAACTGCTTCTCTGTCGTATATTTTCTTTTTTGTAGGAGACCAAACCTTAATATCATCAGATACTAATTGTAAGAAATCTTTGTCAGTTGACATAATAATTTTCTCACCATCTTTGATTACATTTTTTGCAATATATGCTATAGCATCATCTGCTTCGATACCATCTACGGATATAGTGGTTAGTGGTAATAATTCAAGATAATTTGCAACTCTTCTGAGCTGCATATACATATTTTTTCTTTCATCATCAACATTACCACCAATATTATCTACTCTATTGACTCTGTAAGAAGTTCTACGTTTATTTTTGTATTCGGAATATAATTTACGACGACGGTTGCTCCCACCCTTACCGTCAAATACAATGATAGTTCGGGTGGGATTAAACATATTAATGGCAAATCCTATGCTTTTAAGGAAACCAACAATGCCACCAACATGAATACCGTTTTCGTTTAGAGTTGGCATTACGCTGAACACTCTAATAAAAGTGTTCAAGCCGTCAACTATTAAGACTTTCTTATTTGTGTTCTGAAAGTCAACAGAACCACCTTTTTTCTTTATCTCATTCAGTATTGAAAGGTATCTGGCATTTGACATTATCCACCAACTACCTCATCTGTTTCAATAACATCATCAATTCCCAAATCTTTTATATCATACTTCAATATAACTTTTTCACAAATTTGGTCGTAAACATATGATTTGAAATCAGGATCTGATAACTTCTCTCCGAATTCTTTTGATTGAAATTTGTGTTCTGCTCCTAAGTGATCGGTTATAGTATACCAAGCACCAGCTTGTTTTACTATACTATGATCTTTCATCACTTTTAACCAACTACCCACATCGTCAATTCCACTCTCAAAGTATAGAGGGAACTCACAACTTCTCAAAGGTGGACCTAAACGATTCTTGACAACTTGTGCAAGTATCGTCATACCAATTGTATTCTTCTTAGTATCTTTAATCTGACCTTTGTTTTTCAATCTAATTCTTGTAGATGCGTGAAATGGTAATGCTTTACCACCACTTGTAGTCCAAGGATCACCGAACATAACCCCTAACTTAGCACGTAATTGATTAGTAAACACAAGAGCTACTCTCTGTCTACCAATCATTTGAGTAATCTTTCTCAATGCTTTAGAAACGATAATTGCTTTAGATGTAGCCCATCCTTCTTTATCAAAATCTGATTCCATTTCTACATTTGTTGATGCCCCTGCAAGTGAATCTACAAGAATAGTTACTAATCTATCTTTATCCGATTCACGAACTTTAGATACGATTTCTTCTATTGCTGTAAATATATCTTCAACTGTTTCTAAATGTAGATATAACATACTTCCTATATCTACACCAATAACTTTTAAAAAGTCTTGACTTACTGAGGTTTCTGTATCAATATAAACTGCTACTCCACCTTTTTTCTGAGTCTCTGCTAAAAGGTGTGCACCAACTAATGATTTACCACTTGATTCCAAGCCATTGATTTCTGTAATTCTACCAACTGCTACTCCACCGTGTGGTCTATTAGAAATTGCTAAATCTAATAATGTAGAACCTGTAGAAATAAACTCTTTTATATCGGTAGGTGTCGTATCACTACCGTCAAGAAAATAAGCAACCTTAGTATCTTTAAATGTTTTATTTAAACTAGCAGCAAGTTGCCCTGCCAATTCGTCTCTTGTTGACATACAATGTCTCCTAAATTTATATAACTTAGGGGAGCAAAAGTCGGAACTCTCACCCCCCAACTTATTTGTCTTCTATTAGTTATTAAACAGATCGTCAAATGCTGCTGAAACATCCTCAGTTGATTTTACATCTTCCTTCACTGCTGATTTTGTTACAGGTTGTTCTTTCGACTCTTCTTCTGCTTCTGGGTTTAACCAATTATTCAGAACTTCTGTAAGTTCATCATAAGATTGTTCCTGATAAATTTCAGTAATATCCTTTTGGTTTTCCATTAGATTCTCAAGAAGAGTAGCATCTTCCGTAATCGGGGTTTGATTTGGTTTAACCCTGATATTTGTTTTTGGAAACGAAGCACCAATTTCTTCAGCTGTCTTGAACTCTACTGTAATATCACGACCATTCATTTCATCTGTGATATCACCGTAATCAGGATCAGCTATAATAGAAAGCAGTTCTTGATAAACTGTTTTTCCAAAACCCCAAAACTTAACACCTTGTGTTTCTTCACCACGAATTACTACAGGAGTAAATGTCCTCATCTTAGACTCGATTTTACGAGCTAATTGATAATCTTCCTTGTTACCCGAAGCTTTGAGTTTTTGAGAAAACTCTTCGATTGGGTCAGGACGACCAAAAGACATTGGTGAAAGATAAGATTTTCTACCTAAATCATAATGAAAAAATAACTCGATGAAAGGGTTGTCCTTATTGTGTTTATAAGGTACGATTCTTACTTGAGTTGTGCCGGGCGACGGCTTCCATAGATTTGAGGTACGATTGTTTGTGATTTGAAGTTGACCTAGACGCTTCTTCAATGCGTTAATATCCATTTGATATCTCCTATTTGTTATTAATTAAGTTTAATTGTTCAATTGTTATTGTTACTTGTGTAACCATTTTCATACATAAATAAATATTATATATGTTCCCCAAAATACATTTTATTTTTTATTTATTTTGCTGTAGAAGTAGACCAAGCAGGAAGGCCTGTATCAGCAGTAGTTAATGTTCCGTGATTACCATTTCCTGATAAATCTTCAACCGTAGTTCCACTACCTTCTTCGAATCTCCAATACCCTACTAATCCAGATTCGTCTTTTAAATCTGAAGGTTTTGCTCCGGTATATAAAGTTCCTATACTTTTAACCTCATCAAAAATAGCTACTTCATCAAGACCACAGGCCCATCCAGCTGTATACCCAGCGGGAATATTATATCCGCCAAAATATATTGGGGAATCTCCACCTGTTGCAGACCATGTTGCCAGAGCCGAAGTAGCTCCCTCCGCATCTAACGCCATCAAATCACCATCTTTATATACTTTAAGGGTTTTTCCATTACTCTGCCCAACATATGTTATTGCCCAATGATACCAAGTACCCGTTACCATTCCATGTGGGGCATTTGTTCTTATTCTTTTACTACCAACACCTATAAACATATGAGTAGCACTTTGGATACCGAATTGAAATCGTTGACTATTAGCAGGTTTTCTACCGAACATCATTGTATTGCCAAGTTCGTCTGGTCTAACCCAATAAGAAAAAGTAAATCCTTCATTAAGTGAATAATCATCGGGGTCGAATGCAGTTGATACATAATCACTAGTCCCTGATGCTGCTGTATTACCCGTAAATGTTAGTGAAAAATCATTTTTAAATTCAATTGGAGCTCCGCCTCCGCGTGGTGGGCGTTTCACCATCCTGCCCAATTTCATATGTATATTTTTATTGGTAGAGTTATAAACACTTTTAGCTATACTTTCATTTACTTGGAACAAATATTTATTCTCTGGTATCTTTAACCAATTAACCCAAGTTAATTGTTGATTACCTTGTTTTCTTCTTCCAACGGCTGTTAACACAGTAATTATCTTTGAATCTATATTTTCATTAATAATTTTTTCAACTTTATCGTCATATACTTTTTTTGTTGCTACAACAGCTTTACTTTCTAACCATCTTGATTTCTCTAACTCTTTTAAAATAGTAGATTTCTCTTCTTCTACTTTAAAAACTTGGTTCTTTAATTCAATAGACTCATTCTTTAAATTTTCAATAATCTTATCTTTATCTCTTATCTCACTTTCCAATTGTTCGATAGGAGCAAATAGTTTTCCAGAATATGGATTTGAATTTACATTTACATTTTCATTAATATTTGAAGGTTTCTCAGATGATTCATCCATTTTACCTAATGCTGTTTTTATTTCTTCTATAGATGGCATAATTTATTTCTCATCAAAATCAGATTTCCATGTTTTTGTATGTATGATAGAATATACTCTTGTTGGTATTTCATATAAGCCTTCATCATTTGTCAATAACATGCGATTTCTATAATTTTCCCAGGGTATTGGGAATGAATTATCTAATACACCATTGTTTAGTTTCTTAACTAACTCATTAAGTGCATTAATTGTATATAATGAATTTGATTGTTTCTTTCTGTGTATAGAAATTGTATCTACTGTACCATCGATAAAATCATCAGATACTTCTATATTATATGTACATATCAATTGATGATAATCGTTTTCGTTCTGAAATACATATATCTTATCAAATACTATATCGTTACAAGCTATAATCAAATCTATTGATTCGTATAATCTATTCCTCTTACAAAATGTTGCTAATAATTGTGTTTTCATTTCTTTACTCTATGTTTGAACAATAGTTTCGGAGACACTTTTTGTTCGGTTTTTACGTCAATCTGTACAAAATCTTCACCTGAACTTTCCAAGTTAATCATAACTTTACCACCATCATATTTTATTTTAAATGGTGGTGTTGGGTTACAATAATGGTCTGGTGGTTTTAGGTTAGATTTACCTGTTTTCTTATTTACAATTAAAGTATGAACATCATGACCACACCCATGAATATCTTTCCACATTTTCACTAGTGCAGCTTCCCCCTCTGGTGTTTTAGCTAAATCTTCCATACCTTTACCAAAAAGTTTGCTGTATTCTTCTCTAAATTTACGTTTTCTTTTACTAGATTCTTCTATAGAAATGCCATCTTCCATATAATTATTTTCTTGTCTTAAACTTTGTAATTTAGCATCGATAGCACTTCCAATCGCTTCACCAAGATAAGTAACACCTGCAGTTTTCATTCCTGAGTTTTTCATTGTTATATTACTTGGATCACTATATATTTTAGCTGAAATCTTCATCACTTGTGGTTTACCTTCAGCATCTTCATATTCAACAATCAAATCTGTTGGGTCTACTTTAGCATCTATACCATAGTTTTTCATCAAAGCATCTTTACCTATTCCACCTATTTGAGTAGCCTTTGTTATTTTTGAACCTTTAGGTAAAGATTTTTTTATCAACTTAGCAGCTTTTTTATTTTGCTTATGAGCTGTCCTATCTGAATTATTTAGTTCTTTATACTTTTTTCTCTTCTCATCATAATTTTTTGAATTTTCTTCAGAAGGATCTAATACAGCAACAACTCCAGCTTCATTGTGTTTTCCACTCAAATCAGCTAATGACCTATCAGCTGAGTTATTTCTCATATTAACATCTAAACCATTTGCTCTAATTACCCTATTCATTTCATTAGTAACTACATCACCAGCACCACCCCCTGAAAAATGTTTGTGAGGTATACCTACGGCGTTAGAAGAAACATATATTTTTCCTTTTGATTTTTCACTCCATTGGTTTCTTTCTATAAGATTATATTCAATCAACTTTTCTACGACTTCAAGCCTTTGTTCTTCAGTTTCAGCATTTATAAAATTATTCCATTCTTTAGCTAAAACTTCTAAAGCTTTTTTTCTTCCTGGATCTTGTTCAGCTTCTGCTATTTTATTAACGTCATCAACATACTTTTTATGATTTTGAAGTGTTTTACCTTTAAATACTTTTTCTACAGGAGTGAATTCAGGTTTTTCCTCTTCTGTATCTTTTTCTACTTTTGTATGTGTACCTTTTTTTATTGCAGCATCTCTAGCCTCTTTTGATCCAAAGGTAGAAACTTTTCCACTTGTAGCAACTGCTGTAAATTTACCCTCTTCTTTAACTACCCTTTCTTCTTCATCTTTACGATGTATTTCTCTTTCATTCCAAGCGTTTTTTGGTCTTGGTAATTCTTCACCTAAAAGAGTTTTGATAGCATAGTCAACATCTTCAACTAACATACCTTGTTCTATTAGATAGTTTTGTAGAGTATAGATGTGTTCTTTTTGATTGAAATATGGTACTGAAATACCATCTTGTGTATGTGCGAAATCGTTAAAAAATTCATCCCAATTAAACATTAAAATTTCTCCGTAATGTCGATAAGATTGTCATAGTTATTTCCCCATGCAGCTTTTACAGGATACTTACCTCTTTCTAAAACTTTCTTTAGTTCTGATAAAAATGGCAGTCCATCATCTATGTGCATATCAAAAAGAAATGAATCATAACTATATAAAACTAACTTGCTCTTATATTTTTCCATCAATATCCTTACATCTTTTATAACCAATACATTCGACTCTGTTTCAAGTAACTGAATATAATAGTTAAATAACTTATTTGCATTAAAATCATTTCCTTTTATTTGTCTCTTATAAATATCTGATTCTATAAAATCTTTACTCTTAAAATCTTTCCAAAGTTTATCTGTGTACTTTCTTACCTTACCAAAATATTCTACATTCTCTGCTATCTCATCAGGAATATAACCATATAAATATTGGAATGAAAGAACTTTTGCTTCTTGATAAGTTATATCAAATAAATCTGCAAAGTGTTGGTGAACAGATGCATCTGAAAATTTATAATTCACTTTATCTGCAATCAATCTCAAATGATATGCATCATAATCAAACTCAACTAATTTACCTTTACTACCAAACCTACTGATAAACTTTGCTCTACTACCATCACTCTTATTTAACGCTGCGAAGTTAATTCCACCAAATCTATTAGATGGACGACCTGTTGATGTGTATGGATTATACTCTGAATATACCAACCCATCAGTCGTTTGTAATCCATTATTTTCTATATATATGAAGTTATCGAACATATCGTTGTTGTATGTCAAGATGTCAGGAGTGGGGTATTTTGAGACGATAACCTGCATTTCTGTTGCTATCTTGTATAAATGAGAGGAAAACTTCATTATGGGAATAGATGCATTTATGTTCTTTTTCTCATAATATTTTATATGATAATGTCGAATTATATCATCAGAATACAAATCAAAATTGGTTTTTAATCCTGTGTTCCAATAGTTGAGTAAATTTACATCAATGAGATTGTCTAAATGTATAAGATGGTATGCTTGTTTTTTGTCAAGAGTGTATATTTGTTTATCTTTACGATTGAGAATATTCAAATCACCAACATCAAGACATAAACCATCAGTATGATTAAATGGTAATACATATGCGCTTCCATCAACTAATAAAAAAAGAAAAGATAATTTTGTTTCTGTTGGATGTTTTTTGTGATCAATAGGAATAGGAATTGCTATAATTTCATCTGCTTCCTCATAATAATACAAAAAAGCATTAAATTCTGAACTATTCTCTATGAATTTCAATGTATAACCTTTATTAGATAATAAGTATTAACCTTTTTTGTGAAATTCAACAAAATTATATATTTTCATACGAATCTGTGGGAATGTCTTTTCTACCTCAAGAGTATTCTTTAAATTTAATTTTTCTTGTTCTTTTATATCTTTATTTAAAGACCATCTTATTTTTGCTTTGTGATATATAGAATCTGCTTTTATATACTTTCCTTTTTTTACCTCTATAACTGATGCTTTATCATCTGATGCTAATTGTAAAAAATATCTAAGGAAAAATCCTTTTTTATAATCTGCTTTCTTTGGTTCTACCTTTTCATTTTTAAAATATTTTGATCCTATTACATTATAACTCTTAGCTTCTAAATAACCCTCAATTGTAGAGAAATTTCTAACTCTTTTTATTTCTTTTGAATGTTTTTGTGGTTTAGGTAATGTTTGATAAATAACTCGTTTACCTTTTGTTATAATTTTATGATATGTAATACCACTTGGGACATACGAAAATACATCATCAAAATAAACAAATTCTTTTATATCTGCTATTCCAGCTGATGTTTCTAGCTGTTCTATTGTTTTATCGTTTTCTAAAATAGCCATTAGCCTTTATCACCCAATAGTGATGGTATTACTATTTGTTCACCTGTACCAGGTATAGTAATAATCTCATCTTCACCTGAGAATCCATCT